TGCCGATCCCAGCCATGTCCGGCGCCTGCTCCGGCGAGCCGGCGAGCGTGTAGCTCACTGTGTCGATCGGACTCACGCCACCGTACGGATCACGGTAGCGCACGCCAGCCGTGTAGGAGCCGCCGCCTAACCCGCGCAACCAGTCGATGATGCTGCCCGGGAACGCCGAGTCGACGATGTCGGCGCCGGTCGGCGGCCCCGCGCCGGCGACGTTCAGCACCTCGATCGCGCAGTCAGCCTCCGTGTTGAACCAGAGGAGGAGCACCGAGCTTCCCGTGATGCTGGACGCGCTGAGCCCCGTGGGCGCCGTCAGCGCCGTCGTGTCGAGGTATTCGGTGGGCGGCGGATAGACCCACGCCGAGGGGAGACCGCCTGCGCCATCAACGCCCGAGACGCTGCGCGCGCGCCAGAAGATCCGCGAGCCCGACGGCAGGTCCGTGACCGAGAGCGTGCGCGACGTCGTGAGCCGCCCTGCGTAGCGCCAGCCCGGATCGCTGTCCGCCGGCCGAACGGCGGTCCCCGCCGGTTGCGCGTTCCAGTAGACGGCGGCCGGATCGTTCGCGGCGTCGAGCGTGACCGCGATGTCGCCATCGAACCGCGTGTCCACGCCCGCCGTCGGGCTCGCGAGCGTCGGCGTGTTGAGCGCGGTCCCCGCGCCCCCAGCGTCGATGCAACGCAGGTAGACGGTGCCGGTGTCGTGGTCCTCCGTGCGCTTCAGGCAGAGGACCAGGCGCGAGCCGCCGCGCGTGTTGCTCGCGCTGTTGGGCTGCTTCGTGATCGTCGCCGTGAACCACGTGCCTTCCGTGACCGCCAACGCGCGCGTCGTCGGCAGGCACCAGAGCGTCAAGTACTGCGCGCCCGCTTGGAACGGCGCCAGCGTCTCATCGAGGAGCTCGGCGAGATTCGCCACCACCTCGGACACGTTGGACACGCTGCCGTCCAAGTGCACGAAGCCGTGGTACGCGAGCGCATCGAGCGTCTGCGAGTGATCGCCCAGATCCCGCGCGCGCCCGGTGTTGTTGATCAACACCTCGGGCACCTGCTGCTCGTCGATGAGACCGCCCGCGATGTCCGGAATCGTCGGGTCGTCGAAGTGCGTGAGCTTGTTGAGATTGAGCTGCTGGTCGACGTACCACGTGGCCGTCATGCGCGTGATCGCGTCGTTGTCCGCCTGCTCCCATTCGACCGCGTTCGGATCGCTCACGAGATCGGTGTCGGTGAGCTCGATCGTCGCCGCCGCCGAGGCCGAGAGGCGCAAGTCGAGCGGGATAACACTCCCGTCCTCGCCGAGTCGAAAGCCTAACGCAAACTGCGAGCAGATATTGTCGATGAGCCACGTCGACACCGACGCATCGTTGCCGGAGCCGTCTGAGGCGACGAGCTTCTTGATCACCCAATTGCCGTTGGGGATCGTGGTGTCGGCGATGAGCGCGGCGAAGGCGGCCGCGTCGTACTTGATCGCGGTGAGCGGGGCGCCCGTCGCGGCGTCCAGGTAGCCGAACTTTCCGTCCAGGATGTCCTTCCAGAGCTGCACCGGATGGACATCGCTGATGAACATGGGCTGCGCGTCGGTGGGGCCGATCGCCGGCGTGATCGTGATGCCGCCGATCGACCCGCCGGCTGCGGGCAGGTCGGCATCCCATGGCGACTCGGAGCCGTCGACGCCGATCTTGACGCCGTAGACCGCGCAGAGGCGGTACGTGTCGCTCGTCTCGTGCTGACTCGGGATGTGGCTCCAGATCGAGCGGAGCGCGTACTGGTGCCCGTTGACGTTGAGGGTGATCGCGTCGCCCGTGAAGTCCCAGCGGATGGCGAAGTTCGTGTCCTCGGCCGAGGCGCGCGCGTTGAGCACCACGTTGTCGGCTTGGTCCAGGAGCGCGTGCGTGAGCGTGTTCTCGGGGTCACGGCGTCCGTTGCACTCGATGACTTTGGTGAAGCCCTGCACGGCCGCGCGGACGATGCCGGTAACCGGCGTCAGCACCGGGAAGCCGCCGAACGCGATCGGCAAGCCTAACGGACAGTAGGGCGCGAGCGCGGCGTACGTGATCGAGGTGTGCGGCTGGCCGACAAAGAGGTCCGCTTCCATGTCGTCCTGCAGGTCGCGGATCTGGGTCGTGTAGCGCTGCAGTCCCGAGAGCACCGGATTCCGCACGCGACCCGTCGCGAAGGTCGCCCACGTTGCGCCGCCGTCCAGCGAGCGCTCGATCACGCAGCGGCACCCGCCTAACTGCACCACGCCGTCGGTCCCGCCTAAGAAGGCGGTGAGCCACCGCTCGAGGTTGGACGTGCCCGTGCGCTTGTCCAAGAACTCGAGCGTCCAGCTGCCCTTGTCCGTCGCCTTGGCTAAGAGATCGATCTGGCCGCGCTCGCCCGACACCGTGTCGAGATACGGCTTGTACGTGATGCCGGTGTCCGTGAACTCGGGCAGCGTCGACACCGCGAACACGTCGGAATGCGGCGCGCCGGCCGCGGGCACCAAGAGTTGCGACTCGGTGCTGTCGTTCTGGCTCTTCGGCTTGTAGAAGCGCGCGCGGTAGGCCGGCGTGTAGCCGGAGATGGGCACCGTGTCCGAGCGGCGCAGCACGATCTTGAGCGCGCGCGAATAGTCGGGCTCGGCCGACGGCGGGCTGCCGGCGTAATCGCCCATCGCCGGCTCCAGGAGCTCGGCGACGAAGTACGTGGGGCTCGTGCCGTCCGGGAAAAAGAGGAACGTGCCGCCGTTCCAGCAGTACTCGAGAAACGCTTCCCAGCCCGACGCGCCGTCCCAGCCGGTCGCGATCGTCGCGCCTAACCCGTTCACCTCATCGGTCGCGGGGATGTAGCGGATCATGCCCGAGAGGCACCACTCCGTGCCCTCGGTCCAGGCGTCGGTCTCGCCGCTTCGGATCTGCTGCACGTCGGAGCCTTTCGACATGCGCGGATACGCCGCGGCCTCGTCGAGGGGGTAGCGCAGCACGAGCGGCGTCGCGAGTCCGCCCGGAAACCACGTGATCTTGGGGCGCGTGCCGAGCGAGGAGCCGGAGGGAATCGGGCCCGGGGCTAAGATGGTCACGGCGTCAGTATCCGAGCACGGGGCCGCCTAACGAGCGCAGCGTCAGGTCCTGCTTGAAGCGCTTCTGTCCGTCTTTGTCCGGCGGTCCCGCATCGATCGGCTCGACGAGCAACACGGGGTAACTCACCGCGAGGTTGGAGGCGTCGGGGTAGAACGTGAGCACCTGCTGGTCGCGCGCGGCGATGAGGAACTGCTGCCACCCGTCCGCGTCGTCCCAGCCGGTGATCGTGGCGCCGTCGTCCTGCGTGCCGCCGATCGCGGGAATGCGACGCGCGGTGCACTTGAAGAGCTCATCGATGCCGGCGAGCGCGCGGAGCCGGCCGAGCGGGCCGTCCAACATCGTGGAGTTCTTCCGCGGCTGCGGGTAGCTCTCCCCGACGTCGCAGTAGAAGCGGAGGCCGCCCGATGTGCTGAGCGGCGTGCTGATCGAGAGCGCGTCCCAGAAGATGAGCCGCTCGAGCGAGCTGCCATCGGCGGTAAAGTCGAAGACGCCGAGCTTGACCGTGAGCTGCCCGCTCACGTCCGTGACCGCATCGATCTCGAGCGTCTCCCACTCGTCGAACGCGCCGAGGTAGGCCGATGCGGCGCCGATCTGCATGCCGATCGGCGTCGATGCTGGCGAGCCGCCGTTGTGGAAGCCCACGCCGCACGCGCAGCGCACGACGACCGCCGTGGACGGCGGGAGCCCGGTGAACGTGCGGCTCACGTACATCGTCGGGTTGGGGCCCGGCGCGCCGCCGTCGTTGAAGAGGCAGCGGAGCGCCTGCGCGCCGTCGTACTTGGCGCCCGGCGCGAACGCGCTGCCGGCGCCCTCGCTCACGACGTCGAACGAGGAGGCGCCCGACGTGTTCACCTGGGTCGTCGGCCACGTATCGACGAGCGGGGTGAGGCCGTTGGCGTCCGTGCCTGTGCCGGTCGCGTTGTTGTTGAAGCCCTCGAAGGGCTCGAAGGCGATCGGCGTGTCAGTGGTGACGCCCACCCAATCGATGCGCGCGACCTTGCTCCGGTTGACGCCCCTACCCACGGCGCGAGCCTCGGCGCGTGCGGATCACCATACGCCGGTCGCCCACCTCTTCACGCATGCGATTGTAGTTGGCGAGCTGCGTCGGGTCGCGCGGATCGAATTTGTCGCCCTCCCAGATGACGACGGCGCTGCCGGTGAGCGCGGCCATCGCGGCCTGACTCGCCGTCTGCTGCCGGCTTGCGCTCGAGCCACCGCCGCCGCCGCCGCCACCACCACCGCCGCCGGACCCGCTGATCATGCCGCCTAACGTCGCCATCGCGGCGGCTGCCGCCATGTACTCTGCCGCAGCGGCTAAGTGCTGCCCGGCCATCGCCGGGTCCGCGATCGCTTCCGCGATTTGCTCGATGGCCTTGCCCATCCAGAGCTTCGCGAACGACTCGGCCACCTCCGCGATCGCGCTCTTCATGGCCTTCTTGAACGCGTCGCCGGCGTTCTTGGCACCCGCGCCTAACGCCTCGAAGGATTTGATGAAGCCTTCCGCGAATGCCCCCGAGAGGAGCGACGCGATGTCCTGAATCGAGACCTTGACCTCCTGCAACCGGTTGCCGGTTTGTGTGAGGCCCTGGTTGATCTGCTGGAGCGCCGTGGTCGGACTGCTGCCCGCGTTGTGCGACTTCGACTGCTTGGTGGTCACGGTGGCGCCCGGCAGCAGCATCGCGGCCGTTGAGTCGGGCATCATCGCCATCTGCGCGAATTCCATGAACTGCTCGGCCGAGCGCTGGGACCGCGCCGGCTCGGTCAGGATCTCGTTGAGCTTGATGAGGCGTTCCTTGAGCTTCGCGATCTCCTCGTAGGCTTTGACCTGCTCGGCGGAGCCGGGTTTGAGCGTGGCGAGCAGTTTCTCCTCAGCCGCGAGCTGCTTGTCGGTCTCGTCTTTGATCGCCGCGAGGCGGTCGAGTTCGCGTTTCCCGAACTCGGCGCGGATGGGCTCGAGTTGCTGGTCGATCACGCCCATCTGCGCCTTGAGCCGAGCCCGCTCGCGCTCGATGCCCGCGAGGTTCTGCTCAGCGATTGCCTGCCGCGCGATGTTGTCCGGGGACAGCGGGCCGGCAACCGAGGCGAGCGATGCTTTGGTCAATTCGTCGCGCGCGGCCGCCTCCTTCTGCTGCAACTGCGCGTCGCGGACTTGCATGTCCGCGTACTTGACCTGCAGATCGGTGACGCCTTTCAGTTCGTCGCGCTGCAGCGCGCGGATCTTCTCGAGCGCGGCAATCTCGCCGTCCAAATCCTTCTGCAGCCGCGCGGCTTTTTCGGGGTCCTCGGCGTCCGGGTTCGGCAGCGCCGGATTCGGATTCCGCGGCAGCTCCTTGCTTGAGCCGAGATGATACGTGGCGCGGTCCGCCTGTGCCTGCGCGCTCTTGTCCTCGGGATGCGCGAGTAGGTAGTCGACGCGATCGGCGCCGAGCTTGTTCGCAGCCTCGTTCGTCGCGCGGAGTTTGACATCGGCGTCCACCAGATTGCCTAACGCGCCGACGAGCTTCTCCTGGCCCGTGATGGAGACGGTGAGTTGCTGCTCGCGCGCGTACGCCTGCGTGCCCGGAATCCGGCTGCTGATCGGATTCCGGATTTCGTTCATGAACTGCTCGGCCTCGAGCACGAGGAGCCGCGTGCGCTCCCACGCTTCGTTCACCGCGTCGATGAAGATGCGGATCGAATCGATGCCGTATTGCAGGAACTCGGCGATCTTCGGCTGGTTCTGCGCGAGCTTGTTGACCCAGTCGATCATCTTCTGGATCATCGCGCCGAACGCCGTGTTGACGCCGGACTCGCCGATCGCCACCGCGAGCTTGAAGAGCGCGGTCTTGAGGTTCGTGACCTCGCCCGACAGCGTCTTCATCTGGTCCTGCGCGGCGTTCGGGAACGCCTCGCCGATGTGCTGGATGTACGCCGCGATGCTCTCCGAGTCGGCGTGCACCGTCGTGGTCATGCCGTGGAACGTGGCTGTGAACGTCTTCGTCGTTTTGTCGAGATTCGAGATCTGCACGCCCACGTTGCTCAGTTGGTTCTTGAGCGGGCGCATCATGTCGGCGTCGGCCGAGCGAATCGCGAGCGCCAGATCCTCGATCGTGCTCTTCGACAACACCGCCACGTTCGCGAACGCCTGCATCTCGCGCTTGGTGGGCGAGAGGCCCAAGCCTAACAGCCGCTGGTAGCCCTCCGTGATGTCCTGGAGGGTGAACGGCATCTTCGTTTCGATGTCGATGAGCGACGCGATCGCGTCCTTGGCGACCGTCGCACTGCCTAAGAGCGTCGTGAGGTTGATCGAGAGGCGCTGGAACTCGCTGTTCGCGTCGTAGAGCCACTTGCCGATGCCACCGAGTCCGCCTAACGCGACCAAGCCCGGGAGCGAGGCGACCGACGTCCAGATGCTCGAGATCGCGCTTCCCAGCCGTTTGACGCCGCCCCAGACGCCTTCCACGATCGAGCCCAGCCCGCGGAAGAACGCGGCGATCGGGTGCGAGGCGCCGCCCGCGACCTTCCGCTCGATGGCGGTGATCTCGTTCTCAAGCGCTTTGACGCCCTGGACGTTGGGCCCGATCTCTTTGATCCACGCGCGCTCGGCCGACGCCGCCTGCTGGAACGCTTTGACCGCATCGCGATCGGTGACATCGATCTGCTGCCGCAGCTTCGCGAAGCCAGCGATGGATTCCGCGACCTCGGCCCTGAGCGCGAGCCCCGAGGCGCCGCCGCTGACTTTCGTCGCCACGGAGGGCGCTGCAGTCGTCCGCCCGGTGATCTTGCCGAAGATGCCGGAGAGGAAGCCGCCCGCTTTCTGCGCGCCGCTCGCGAGTGCCGCGAAGGCGCTCTCGCCCACCTGCTTCGCTTTGTCGAGCGCCTGGGTGATGAGCGAGGTGTGCGACGCAAACTGGCCGGCCGTGTCGCGCCAGCGGTTCGCGACCTGGTCGAACTGGAGGCCCTGCGCGCGCGCGTCCACCTGGTCGAGGGACTCGCCGACGCGCGCGGCCATGTCGCGGGCCGCGTCAGCGATCGCGCGGAACGGGCCCGAGGCTTTGTCGACCGCCTCGACGATGAGCTGACTCAGGCCGTCATTCGCCATGCGGCACGCTCCATCGCGTCTGGGTCCTCATCACATCACCTCGTCCGCGTCGACGCGGAGCCGCTTGCGCATCATGATCGTGCCGGCCGCCTGCTCGAAGAGGTCGTCGATCGCGTTCTTGATGGACGGCGCGTTGCTCCGGCAACTCGCGTACGCCAGCTGCATCGCGTGGAGCATCGTGCGACCTTGCCGCGCCTCGAGGTGCGGGAGCGCGTCCATGGCGAGATCGAACCACGCCGCGGGAATGACGTGGTCGCTGGTCGGGTAGAGCGCGTTCCGGTAGGCGTCCATCCCGAAGCAGCGGATGAACTCCCACTGCCGCAGGTGTTGCGGCTCGATGGCGACGATTAGCTCGTGCCACTCCCAGCGGCGCCCGGCGTCGGTCCCTCCACACTCGGCGGCTTCTCGTTCGCGCTCGAGCCGAGCGGCGCGCTGCGAAGGGACTTCAGAAAACCCAGCACGATCTCGCAGGCGACTGCGGGCGGCAACGCGAGCACGCGATCGGCGACGGTGGGCTCGCGGCGCGCCAGCCACCGCGTGGGCGGCGGCGGGAAGATGCGGTCGAGCACCTTCCGCATCTGGCCGAGCATCGCGCCAAAGTCGTCGCGCTTCTCGGCGTCGCTGAGTTTCTCGAGCGTGCCTAACAGGCGGACCTGCTCCTCGAAGGAGAGGTGCCGCCCGATGAACGTCTCCCCGTGGATCTTGAGCTGCGGCGCGTCGAGCTCCGCCAGCATTGCATCGGCGTCTTGCAGCATGGGTGTGGCGTGCCCCGCGAGTGGGAAGGTGAGGCCACGCGTCCGAAGCCGTGAGGCGCCTCGGACGCGTGTGTGTGCGATGGTTAGTTGTACAGCAGCGTGACTTCGTCGTGCGCGACTTCCGTGGTCGGCCGGAACGCGAGCGAGAGCTTGAGCGTCGCGACCGCGCCCTTCTTTTCGCGCGGGTCGTCGACGATCTGCGCCGCCGGCGCCGAGAGCGCGAACTGCTTGTACTGCGTGCCGCCCACCTGCAGCGCGACCGCGAACGACGTCCCGAGTTCCTTCAAGGCCCGCGGGTTGAACGTCGTCGCCGTGTGGAACGGCGAGCCGGTGGCCAGCGTGGGGAGTTCGATCGTGCACTCGAAGGCGAAGTCCACTTCCTCGCCGAAGAAGTAGCCGCCATGGCGCGCGTTCACGTTGTCGTAGAAGCGGTCCGTGAGCCCCGTCTTCTGCGTCAGCTTGAACTCCTGCACGCGCACCGGGGCGAAGTCGGCGAGCGTCAGGTTCATCGCCGTCGCCTTCGGTCCGATCGTCGAGTTGTACACGAGGTCCGCGGGGATCGCGGCGTCCGACTCGAAGGCGGCCATGATGCCTTTGAGCTTCGACTTGAGCGACGCGATTTTAGGCAGCGTGCAATCGAGCTCGATGCCCTCGCCCAGAATGCCCTGGATCGCGTAGAGCTCGCCGTACTCGTACGCCTCGGCGCAGATCGAGAGGAAGTCGGCGTCATCGCCCGGCGTGTACGTCACCGACTCCGCGCCTGCGGTGGTGTCCACGACCGCCTTCCAGCCGTTGCAGATCAAGATCTTGTGCGCGTTGGGCAGGACGGTCGACGAGTACGCAGCGCCGGCGCCCGCGGCTTCCATGACGATGTCGCACTCGGCGGTCCGGCCTTCGGAGCCGACGAGCGGCAGCATCGCGTAGGAGCCGGGCGACTTGCCGTCGCGCTTCCCGTCGTACGCGTCGGTGACCTTGCAGCTCGGCGCGCTCGAGAGCCGGATGCCATCCGTCGCCGGCGTGAGCGCCACGGCCGTGCCGTAGGTCGCTTCGGGCTTCGCCTGGAAGCCCCATTTCCCTGTGGTCTTGGTGACGAGCGGCATCGCTCCGGTCTCCTAAAGTGAGTGCAGTGCGTGAACGTCGTTAGGCGTGCAATCCGTGCGACCTACTTCGCGGGCGGCTCAGGTGCCGGCGTCGGCGCATCGGCCGGCTTGGGCGCTGGCTGCGCGCGGTGCTGCGCGCGCGTGACCGGCGGCGGATTCTCTCTCGGCTTCGCCGTCACCGTGGCTTCCGCTTCCTCCTGCTGTTGCCGCTGGAGCTCCGCGATCTGGGCGAGTTTGGGCGCCCATTGTTCGGCGCGCGCCGCGGTGGTTTCGCCGGGCTCGAGCTTCGGCGCGGGGTGCGGCAGGCCGACCTGCGACTTCAGGTCGCGCACGTAGGCTTCGATCGCGTCGTTGCCCTGCGCCTGTACGTGCGCCGGGATCCGGATGCCGTCAACGGTGAGTGCCATCGGTCAGTCCTCGCGGGAGGTCGTTAGGCGTTACGGATTGCGATCACGAACGTAGAGCACGAGCGTGAACACCTGCGTGGCGGCCGCCAAGCCGATGTCTTCGGACCACGGGCCGTATGCGATGCCGACGCGGTACGTGGGCGAGTAGTCGTTGTCGCGGTAGCCGCACGAGAGGATCGCGATGCCCGATTCGTGGCTGTAGCCGCGCGCGGTCTCGCCGACATCGTCGTCCGCGAAGAACTTGTACGCGCACCGCTCGAGCGCCTTCATCGTGTACGCCGCCCACTGCTGCGAGAGCGACAGGTCGCTCTTGGCCACGATGTACTTCGTGATGAGCACCGGAATGCAGTCGCGGGGCTGGCCCGGCGAGACCTCGCCCTCGGCTGGGATCGGGCCCTCGCCCTGGATATAGAGGGCGGGGAAGTTCTGTGGCGCTTCGTTCTGCGCGACGCGGAGGCTCGCGATGTCGTTTGGCGTGTAGGGATGCGCCACGAGTGCCACGTCCGGCACCGGGTCATCGACGGCGAAGCGCGGCACCGCGGCGAGCTCCTGGTTCACGCGCCAGACGCCGCCACCCATGTCGGTGGTGAGGAAGTCGGCCCAATAGCGGGCGCAGGCCATGTGGATCATGCGGGGAAGCTCCCGTCTTTGACCCACGCGAGCAGTTCCGAGCTCCACATCATGACCGTGGGCCGCGGAATCCCGTCGCCTAACACCGGCCGCGCCGGCATCCGGCTCGTGCCCGTGCGATGAAACTCGGCGATCGACTTCGCGCGCCCCTGGACCGAGCGGATGTAGCGGAGCCGCTGCACGATCGCGACGGCGTCCGGATGCCGCGGGTTCGTGAAGGCGCTCATCATCTCGCGCGTGTCCTGCAAGATGTGGCTGTCCGCGCCGTGGCGCGCTTTCTGGGCGCGCGTCGACTCGGCAAGCGGTGCCCACCGGCTGCCTAACCGTGCACCCTCCGACGTGAACTGCTCGAGGAGGAGCGCCGTGGTGTCCGGCTCGACGACCGCTTGGAAGAAGGGCCGGACGTCCTGCGCGCGCGCGGACGCGCGATCGAGCGCGTCGAGCAGCTGCCCGATATTCACCGCGGTGCCCACCGCACGACCCGAGCGGCTCATGGCTCACGCGCCGTTGTAGTGAAGGCGCACATCCCAGCGGGAGAGCTCAGAGTCCCAGCCGTCCGGGAACATCGCCTGCGCGTTCGGCACGTAGTCGTAGCCTTTGCCGCCTGAGCCGGTCACCCATTCGCGCTGCACGTTGGCGCCCGTCGACCACTGCGCGAGCCGCCAACGAATCACCTTCGCGATGGCGCGCCGAAGTCCGTCCGCGAGCGCCGCATCGCAGAGCGACGGATTGGGGTCAAAGCCAAAGAGCCCAACGAACGTGAAGTCGTCGATGCGCGTGGCACCGTTGACCGAGAGCGGCGACATCGACGGCGGCAGCGTCGACGGGACGCTCATCACGTACGGGAAGGTCTGCGCGTCGTCGCCCTGGCGGTAATACGCAGCGTAGGCCGGGAGATCGCGCGTCGTGAACGTGAACGCCGCGATGGCGTCGGATTCGGCGGTCGCGGCGACGCCGGCGAGATCAAGGTTGTCCTGGAGCCGCTTGGGGATGAGCGCCAGGTCGTCCGGATCGGTGACGTCGAAGAAGGAGTTCACGGCCAGCGCGCGTTAGGCGCCGCCGCGCTGGCGCCTGGACCTCGGTTCGGGGTTCAAGGCTTCCTTCTCGGCCGCTTTTGCCTTCCGGACGTCCGCGTCGGCGCGCGGCCCGACGTCCGGTGCTTCTTCCTCGCTCTCCTCGGGCGCGGCGTCGCTCGGCACGACGTGCGCCCATTCCCCGGACGCGACCATCTCGCGGGCGTCGACCGGCCACGCCTCGCGCTCCTCGCCGGTCTCGACGTTCCGCACCGTCCAGCGCAGCGGGTGGTTCGTCACCACCCGCTGCCCCTGAACGCTGAGCACCCGCTTGGCTGGAAGCTGCTCAGCCATTACGCGGGATCACCGCCCACCGGCGTGAGATCGACGAGCGCGCGGAACTTGAACGCGCCAGCGACCGAGCCGGGGTTCGACACGAAGAACTTCGTGACGTTGACCGTGAGCGGGCACGGCTCCGAGTGGTTGGTGTTCCACACGATCTGCGTGCCGGCGTTGATGTTGAGCGTGTCGTCCGGCGCCGACGAACTGTTCGTCTTGACCGTCATGAGCGTCGCCGCGAAGAGCACCATGGAGCGGATGTTCGCGACCGTCACCGAGATGTCGATCTCGAGGTTGACCGCGCCGGCGGGGATGATGCCGTCGTAATCGGCTTCACCGTCGCCCGTGAACACCTCCACCGTGCTGGTGATCGTGCCAGCGTCCGACTTGTAGCCGATCGTGGTCGTGTGCGTGAACATCGAGCCCTCCGCGAGCTCAAGAGTTGCCGACTGTGGACGCCATCACCTGCCTAACTGACGAGCGCCCTCACCGCCGGCCGTGGGCTCCTCAAGCAGCAGAGGACGGCCGGCAGCGCGGCGCCGTGCTGCCTTACGCGCCCGGCGACGGCGCGACGTGCACCGTGTGCGTGATCGAGGGCGTGGTGCCCGCGATGCGCGTGTACGTCCGGAGGTAGCGCCGGGTGACGCCCTCCTGGTTGTTCGTGAACGGGATCTCGTAGCGGCCCGGGACCGAGTCCACGGAGTCGTGCGAGACCGTGCTGTCGCCAAAGACCTTCTCGGCGTACACGACGACATCGCTCCCGAAGTCGGCCGCGGACGAGCCCTGGATCTCGACGCCGTAGGTCTCGTCGCCCGTGGTGATGTCGAGCGCCGAGATGTCGACGATCGCGACCGCGTCGACGCGGCCCGTGCCGATGTCGAGGATCTCGTCCGAGCCGCCGACCTGGCCCGCTGCCGACGCGGTGATGGCGTTCGAGTCCTTGAGCTGGAGGCTCGCGTCGAAAATGTAATGCTTGTTCTGGGTGGACATGCGCGCTATTTCCTCACTCGCGGGTGGCCCATGGCGCTCCTAACGGAGCGTCGGCGGAGTTTCGTGTTGTGTGCTGCCCGGAAGGACCAGCGTCGCGGCGCGAGTCCCTCCGGCCGAACGCCCTTACGCGACGACTGCCGCGTCCTTGATGCCCCAGAGCCGGCTCGCGGCGCGCCCGTGCTCGAGCGCGATGCCCGCGTACCACTCGACGCGGGTGCGGTACTTGGGCTTGTCCTGCAACTCGCCCAAGTCGCGCACGTCCATGCCGCCGTTCTGGATCCCGGTGAGGAGCCCGTCGCCGAGTCCCAGGGCGTAGATCGACGTTGAGGTCGTTCCGCCGCCAGGGCCCGCTTCGGTGAAGTCGAGGAACTCCGTGCCGCCGTTGTCCTCGTAGGGCACGATGATCGGGATGTCGTTGTACATCGTGACGCGCCGGCCGAACTCGTCCTGGCCGTAGGTGATGTAGCCGCCGACGGCGGTGTTCCGCGCGGCTGCGGTCAGGCGGCGCCGCATCTGCTTGGCCATCAGCAGGTGCGTGACGTCGGCCACCGAGTCGATGAGCGCATCGAGGTTGATGAGCGAGAGCGCATCGCCGCCCGACGTGCTGCCGTTCGCGATGAGCTGATTGCCGGTCAGGCGCTTCTGCAGCCCGTCGAACTGGCGTGGATCCGCTTCCGAGTCGCCCTTGATGAAGACGCGGCTCCACTCCTGCGCCAGCGACTTCACCTTCATCTGCTCGTGCGTCGCGCGCTGATCCATGCCCTGCGTCTGCACGATGAAGCGGTCGACGTCCAGGTCACCGCCGGCGATCGCCAGCACTTCGATGAGCGGGTTGATCACGCCCGTGGACTCGGTGTACGACTCGTTGACGCCGCGGAACGCGATGCCGGGCAGCGCCTCTTCGCGGTTATACCGCAGCGCGTTGCCCATGATGTCGTTGAACGGCAGGACGCGGAGGACGCCCGACGTGCGGGCAAACATCTCGATGACCGCGTTGCGGATGACCTGGCCGCTGTTGAGTTTCGAGGATTCGAGCAGGGTGAGTCCCATCGGTCGCTGTCTCCGCGTGTGGTGGAGGCCGCCGAGGGCATCATCGCCCTGGCAGCGTGATTACGTCTTGTATCCGAGCTGCCGTGCCCGTGCGATCCGTGCGGCCGGCGGCAGGCTTGAGAGGTCCTCGCCACCCGTGCCGGTGTGATCCGAGCCAACGCCCGCGCCGCCTTGCTTCGGTGGCGTCGCGAGGAACTCCTTGTTCGCGGGGTCCTTCGCCCACTGCTCCACGAGCTCCGTGATCCCGCGGTACGGCGTCTTCCCGTCGTTCGTGTTCGTGCTCCAGACCCACTCGCCCTGCGCGTTCTTGAGCCCGAACGTCCCGCTCTTCGCGTCGTAGTGCAGGTCGCGCTGATACCGCTCGACTAAGAGCTCGACCAACCCAGGCTTCGCCACCCGGGCGAACGCCGCCTGCAGTTCCGCGCGCTTCGTCTTGCCCAGCAACTCGTCGGCGAACTTCTCGCGCTCCGTCAGCTTCTCCTTGAGCGGTTCGACCTCGGCCGCCATGATCTCGCGCTTGAGTCGGTCCGCCGCGGCGCTGTCTAACTCGGCCTTCTTCTCCGGGTCGAAGCCGCGCGTCGTCGCGAGCTTCTTCCAGAACTCGTCGTCTTTCTCGAGCCGGGCCACGACCTCGGCTTCTTTGCGCGCCAGCCGCTCCTGCACCGTGTGCGTGAGCCGCTGGTTGTGCGCGTCGGTCGTGATGAACTTCTCGTCGTCGAGATCAACCTCGGTCTCAGCCCCGTTGACGAGGGCTTTCGCCTTGAAGAGCGGCATGTGCGTTGAGTCTCCTACCGCGTCCGTTAGCCCGGACGGTGGGCGCACGCTCGAGAGCCGCGAGCGGAGCGGGGGTGGCACTGGTCCAGGATGACAAACCGGCCCGGTTCGCACGTGAAGTGCAAACCCGGGCCGGTGACAGGCCAGCCAATGCCGTTATTGTGAGCCAGACGCGCGGGCGTGCGACCGCGTCACGCGTAGGGCCTTAACAGGGTGCAGGATACAACGGCATCCGGCGCGCGTGCAAGCCCTCCCGTGGGGCTACTTCTTGCCGGGATTGTGCTTGTGGAACTCCACGGCGCGGAGTTGGGCCTGGGCGCGCGCCTTCGGCAGCGGCTTCCTGCTCAGCGGTTTGCCGGTCGAGCGCGCGATGACTTTGTAGCCTTTGCCGGACTTCCGGATGGGCGTGAACTTCCTCGGGTGTGCAGCCATGGCGATGCCTCCTCGAGTGAGAAACGTGCGCGCCGCGGGCCTTACGCTGCGTCCCGCCGGCGCCGGTGCGCGCGGTCGTGCTGCCGCGCGCGCTTCCGTTGGTTCCGAGCCTTCCGCGCCTTGAGCTGCTCGGCCTCCGTCATCACAGCGTTGGCGCCAGGCAGGTGCGCCACGCCGTCCTCGACGTGGATGAAAGCGATCTTCGTCCCGTCTGGCAGCACGAAGTGCGCGCTGTTCGGCGCACGCGTCACGACAGGCCGACGCGCGTCCATCATGGCCTGCGACCCGCGCGAGCGAGCCAGGTCAGCGCGCAAGCGGTGGCGCGCCGCGTTCCGATGTTTGCTCGGCCGCCAGCGAACGATGGGCCTCATGCGGGCCGCCGCTTGATCGGACCCGTCGGCATGCGCTTGCCCGGCGGCGGCGCGATCTTCTTCTGCAACGACACGGGGACGCGCGTCGCCGGATTGCTCGCGTTCGTGTACGTCGTGGTGCGCGTGATTGCTGTCCGCTTAGCCATCGAGACACCTCCCAAAGTGTGGACCTGCGTTAGGCAGCGCGCGCCGCGTCGGCCGCTTGGACGAGACTCCGCAGCACGCGCTGCGTCGGCTTGCTTGCCTTGAGCGCGGCGCGGACGCGCTGCCTAACCGCGGCGGCTTCCGGACTCGCGAGACCGGCCGGCACCGCGACCGTGGCGCTCACCTGCTCGAAGTCCTCGTTCATGGCCACCGGCGAGAGCCGGCACGCACAGAAGGGGTGCGGCGGATCCGGCAGCGCGATGATCGGCCACACGCCGTGGCCCAACCCGTACATGTCGCTCTCGGCGTACGAGACGCAGATCGCGCACGGGTTGGCACTCGTGGTCGACCATTGCATCGCCCGCTGGTCGCGCGAGCGGAGTGCCCGCGAGATCGCGTTCTCGCGCGTCGCATTGTTCGCCTCGCTGACCGCGATCCGGAGCATCGGATAGCGGAGCTCGTGACCCACGGTGCTGACGATGTCGCTGAGCGTCGCCGACTGGTGGTCGAGCTGGCGGAGCGTGCGCACGGCCTGGCGCACGTACATGCGCACGCGGCTCGCCAAGTCGAAGCCGCCGAGTGCGGCGTAGAGCTCGGCCGCTGGCCCGGCGCGGCCGAGGATGTCGCGGACGCCGCCTAACGCTTGCGTGAGCTCGTCGGCGAGATTGCTCGCCGCCAGCGTCCAATCGATCGGCGTGCCGATCCGGCCGAGCGCGGCGGCACGCCGGGCGAATTCGATGAGCGCGTCATCGATCGCGTCCATGACGTCGGCCGCGGTGCGCCCGGCTTTCGTGCGGCGCGTCATCGCTCCCACTCCGGCGGGATGGGGAAGTAGCGCTGCGCCTCGAGATCGTAGTAATGCGTGATCTCGCCGATCGTGCCCGTGCAGTCCGACGTCGACCAGCGCGCGGCGTACGCGCGTGGCGCGCGCCGCGTGTGCCGGTGAACGAACCGCCGGCGGATCGCCGCGAGGAGGCGCCTCATGTCTGATCCTGCTCTTCGTCGTCCGGAATCACCGCGTCCGCGATGTCGTTCACGGCTTGCTTGAGTTGCACGATCGACCACAGGATGAGCGCCGTGTCCTTCCTGTAGCCGGCGCGCTCGAACACAGGCCACACTTTCTCCTCGAACTCGGCGAGCATCTCGATCCACGACACCTCGGTGTCTTCCGACCACTCGATGTAGTGCTCGCGCCGCCCGGTCGGCATCGTCAGGCGCCCACCACGCCGTTCTGGTTGTGGTCGCTCTTGATCCCAGCCAGCTGCTTCTCCGCCGCCGGGAACACCGAGTGCTGCGCCTCGAGCGACGTGCGCAGATCGTCCTGCTGCGCCAGCGCGAGCGCATCCTGCCGGAGCTTGTCGATCTTGAGGATCTTGGACTTGGCGCCCTGCGTGTCCTCGACCTCAATCATCTCGCCCTCCACGACCCGCCCCTGCGCGATCGCGCAGTCCACCGTGTACTCGGCGCGCACCGACGCCGGCATGGTGACGCCCGTCTGCTGCTGGTCCTGGAACATGCGGACGCGCACGGCTGCCTTGAGGCGATAGGGATCGATCGGCAGCGCCATGTGCTGCGCGACTTCCTTCGCCGCGGCGTAGAGCGCGTCGGCGTCTAACGGGACCGACTTCTGGATGTTGGTGCCCCACGAGCGCTGGACGATGTTCGTGATGATCGTCTCCGGGTTCATCGGGTTGAAGTCGTCCGAGCGCTGCACGCGCGGGAGGAACCACACCGCCGGCTGGTCCGGGAACTCCCGCTGCGCGATGCGCCAGAGCGCGTTGTTCTCGGCCTCGTCCATGGACGACTTGAAGAGCTGCAGGAACGCGCCGACGCCCATCGCGAGGTCCTGCCGGACCTCGGTCGCCGTCCGCTGCTGCGCCGCTTGCGAGTATTCGCGGAAGCCCGTAATCCAGAGCTCTTCGACCTTCCGCTCGAGCACCTTGGTCGCAATCTCCGCGTTCTGCGTCGGCGGCGCGATGTAGTCGTGCCCCTTCCCCTGCTGCGAGGGCAGGTTGTGGAGCATGTTGACGCCTTTCGCCAGATCCTTCTCGATCTTGTTGAAGTGCTCGGACGGCCCGAACACGTTGAGGCGCGGGAAGTTGGCGACGCGGATGAGATGGTCGCGCGCCGACTCGGCGTTGTAGATCGCGTTGCATTTCTTGGCGAGGAGCCAGCCCACGTGGCGGCGGAGCGAGAGCCTGCAGGGATAGATCGGCAGCACCGGCGTGCGATCGAAGCTCTCGTAGTGGTAGGTGCCTTTGCCGGCCGCGCCTTTCACCTGGAGCGCGTCGCCCTTCTTGTTCGTATACCAGCGCGTCCAGCCGTCGAGCTCGAAGAGCACGTACCGCGTCTCCGCCGCGCCTTGCGCCGGATTCGTCTTGATGCCGGGGCGCTCGTCGCACGACTCGCGGAGCAGCACCGCCTCGAGGAGCCGCGTGGCCGGATTGATCCACCAGTTGGTGACCATGCGCGGGTCGAGGTAGCGGAGCCGCGTCTCGTCGTCGGGCCCGGCGTCGACCAGGCCCCAACTCCGGTGCATCACCGTGAAGTACATACCGAGCTGCCGATGCACGGTCTCGTAGGAGTTCCCCTCGTCATCGCACCGCACGTAGAGCTTGCCGATCGGCGTCGCGAGATCGGTCGGATCGCCTAACCCGGGCTCCTTGTCGGTGCCGAACACGCGGTTCGCGTTCGCTTCGACCGACATCGCCATGCCGATCGTGGAGTCCACGATCGCGGCAAAGTGGTTCGTGTAGTCGGAGAGCGACGCCCGCTCCTGGTACGCCTGGTTCGACTCACCTTGCGCGCGCTGCCGCAAGTAGAACTCAAGCTTCCGCGTCAGCAGGACGTCGCCCGTGTAGTGATCCATGGCGTACTCCCACTGATTCTTGAGCTTCGTGTATTCGGGATGCTCGAACTCGAGCCATGAGCGCGGCGCGGTCGTCGGATTCGCGCGCTGCGTGCTCGAGGTGGCGTAACTGGTGGTGCTTGCGGTGTTGTCGGCCATGCGTGCGGCCCCGTGTTTTAGAGTGTGACGAGCGCGCCGCCCATGCTCTCGTTCTGCGCCACGTTCTCGCGACCGAGCCACGCCAGCATCTCGGATACGAGCACGTCTTTCCCGGTGAGTTGCGCCGTGCCGGCGACGCCGCGGAGGACGCCTAACGCATCGCGGAGCGCCGCAGTGGACGGGACGTCGACGCGCCGTTCGTGCGCGGCCTTGAGGAGTTGGCGCCCGGCGTCGAGCATGAGCGGCTTGGTCTCGCCCGTGGTCGCCCAGCCGATGCGGTCGTGGTAGCGCTCCGACGATTCGTCGAGCGGGGCGCGGTGGTAGAGGAGATCCGTCGGGTAGTCGTGCACGTCGCGCAGCCGGCGGAGCACGGTGATGCCGTGCATGTTCTTCTCGATCACCCAGAACGGGAGTTCGCGCGGTCCGGCGATCTCGCGCGACCAGGTGTACAGGATGTCGGCCGCCTCGGTGGGCTCGGCGTAGCGATCTTCCCACGTCGCGACGAGCCGCCACGATGGCCAGCTCCGAATGACCCACGCCTCGCGGTCGCCGCCGCCGCCTTCGGCGGTGTCGCAGCCGCCGATGAGTCGCTCGCCGTACGGGAGATCGAGCGCGCCGGTCTCGTCGCGGCCGACGTAGAGATTGAGCGTGCCGTTCAAGTGCGTTTCGCACGGCGCAGGCGCGCGCAGGAGCAGCTCGCGCAGCATGCCGACGTCGTAGAACATGCCCTCGGCCGCGGCCCAGCAGCTCTCTTCGTCCTCGGCGTATTCCTGGAGGAAGATCGTGCGGTCGTACTCCGCGATCTTGGCGCGTCGCCACTTGATCTGCTCGAGCGTCACGCCGTGGTGCGCGATGAGCGTGCGCTCCTCATCGGAGAGCGGGCCTAACTCGTCGGGCTCGAAAAGGGGCAGGCGATAGTTGGTCGGATCGCAGACCCACCACGGGAAGAACAGTTTGCGGTAGCCCTTCTCGGTGGCGTGCTGCCAGAAGGTGTGCGCCGCGCTCCCGTGTCCGCTGGCTGTCGTCTCGAGCACGACGACCGAGCCTTGCGGGATGAGCGCGGGCCCAGCCGAGCCGAGCGCGCCTTCCGGATCCTCGAAGTACGCGAACTCGGAGCAGTGGAGTCGGCCTAACGTCAGGCCGCGGCCGGGCTCGCCGCGCGCGGTGTCGGTCAGGAACCGCGTGTCCAGCCCGGGGAAGGTGATCTCGCGCGTCTGCGCTTCGCCTAACACGGGGCGGAGCGCGCGCGGGAAGTGATCGATCGCCCGGCGCGTCACCTCGAAGATTTCGTCGGTGCGATCGCGCGCGTCGGCCAGCGTCAGCGCATCGGTGTAGGGCGTGCCCCACACGAGGTGCAGCGATTTCGCCTGCTCGTACGTGGTGACGCCGGGCTGGCGCGCTTTCAGCGCGAAGAGCCGCGCTTCACCTTTCCGGGCGAGATCCTCGCGTTCCGCTCGCTCGAGCGCCAGCTGCACGGCGTTGAGCCGCAATGGCTCGATGCGTTGGGCTTTCGTCCGGATGTAGTAGCAGGTCTCGGCCCACGCGCGGAACGAGCCTTTGAGACGCGCGATGCCGTGCGCGAGCGCCGGCGCGTGCGCGGTCCGCGTGTCGAATCGCACCGCCGCGGTCATGTCGCGTCCTCGTCATCGGAGGCGGCCGGCACGTTCCGGAGGAGATCCTCGAGCGTGCGATCGCGCACGTCGACTACCTGGCGCAGCATGCCGAGATGCTGCATCGCGAGGCGTAGCGCGTCTGGCTTGGACCAGAGCCGGAACTCGACGGTGGTCGTGGTGTTGCCGTCCTCGTCGACCCGGCGCACGCGCTTGATGCTTTGCACCGCGCGGCTCGCGATCGATTCGGCGTCTCCGCGCACCGTGAGCTTCCCGGAGTCCGAGACGCGGAAATCGCGAAGGTCGCTGAACGCGATCTGTTCGAGCTCGCGGAGCACGCGGTCGGCCGTGATTTCGGTGCGGCGCGCGCGGTCCGCCATCAGCCGATCGATCTCGGCACGCACGTTCGGTTTCCGATAGAGCATGTAGCCGAGCTGCTTCGCCGATCGGACGCTGTAGCCCGCACGGCGCGCAGCGGCCGTCCGGTTCAGGTCGATCAGGTACTCGAGGCAGAACTGCCGCTCCCTGTCGGTGAGCGGCTCTAGCTCCGGCGCCTCGGATACCTTGCTCGGCGTGCTCATTGCGGCAGCGTCCAGCCCGGACGGCGGGCGTTGGACATGCGGAGCGCCCGGAGCACGGTGGTCGCCCGCTCGTAGCGCGCGATCGTCGCGGGTCGCATCCCGTCCATGCCGCCCCGGGTCAGCGAGCGGAGTTCGTCCAGCATGTCCTCGAGCACGTCGGCCACCGCGTAGCCGCTAACGGGCTCGCTCGGTTCGGTTGGCGGTGCCATCGGTGCATTGCGCTCGAGGTGTGGGGAAACGAAAAACGCCGGCGCGCCCCGGGGGTGGGGCGAGCCGGCGACAGGCCGGTCCGTGCTCAGGTTGTCTTACAGCGGCTGCGCCTTACGCGCGTGCGCCGGGTGGTGCAATGACGCCGAGGTAATGTAAGGCCTCAAACTCCGTCATGCGCTCCCGCTGGATCGCGAGCAGCTCGTCGTACGTCGCCGCGACGGTCAGGAGTTGGCTCGACGCGACGTGGTGGACGACGTAGAGCCGGCGATCGCAGGTCGTGCATTGGAGTCCGACCTGCCCGAAGATGAAGAGCGCGCGGCTGATGCGGTGTCCGCCTCGCTCGCGTGGCCAGCAGTGGATCTTGTGGACGGTGGTCCAGAGGACAAACCGCTCGCCCGACGCAAGGTGCGTCGGGACTGACATCGGCTTCGTCGCCGGGAGAAGGGGAACGGGCAGCGGGACCGCGCTCACGGGATGGAGACTGTGGTTACGTCGGCGGTGTCACAGCGAGCGCGATGCGCGCAGCGTCAGGATCGATCCGCAGTTCACGGGACCACACGGTCTCGGGCGACCCGGGCTGTCCCGTCTCGATCACGAGACGCCCCATCGTGAACACGGCTTCGAGCGGCGCGTCCGAGGCAATGAGCGAGGGAAACATCACCAGCCTGGCGTCCTCGCCGAACTTTGCTTTGATCGCCGCCACGACCGCGTCGTAGCCGAGTGACGGATCGACGGCGAACTCCTCGTGGAGTGCGTAGAGGATCGTGTTGTGGCCGAGCCTCGTGAACACTTGCTGCCGACGACGCTCGTTCTCGAGATCGGCGAAGGTGCGGCGCGCGTCGCTCACTTCTTCTTCGGCGGCGCTGTCTTTTTCGTCGTGCCGACGCGGCCGCCGCCCTTCTTGAACTGGTGCTTCTTGAGTGCTGCCGGAAGTCGTTTGGCCATGATGATCACCTATCGGATGAAAGGGAAGCGTGGCTCACGCGCGCGGCACGAGGTGCGCAGCGGCGAAGAACGCGAGGCCCAGCGCGGTGAGGTTGACGCGCGGGAACGAGACGCCGGCCGTGGCGAGCACGAAGCAGATCACGGCCAGCACGAGGAGCAGCGGGAACAGCACGGCTCTCAGCGTCATGTGCCTCTCCTTGTCGGTGTAGCTTCTTCCGGCGGCAGCAGCGCCGCGATGCGACGGGCGAGCGCGAGTGCGTCGTCGGCGAGCGCGGACTCCTCTCCGTCCCGGGCCACTTCCAACAGCGCGGAGTACGCGGGGCCACGCAGGAGCTTTACATCGTCGCGCGTGAAGCCGAATGGCTGCTCGTGGAGCGCGAGCGCTGCGAGCGCGTGGAGCGCGGCTTTGTCGATCATTACCGCGTCGTCGCCGCGTGCCGCGTTGAGCGAGCCAGCGTAGATGTACGCTTCCGTGAGCGGTGGGATGCCGGTGTCGCTGCGCCGCACTGCCGCCGTCCTCCACTCCTCGGCCGTCAGCGCTGGCCTAACCGTTTCGTCGCTCATCGCCGGCCACGCTCAGTGATCCGTTTCTCCCACGCGTCCGCCTCGGCGAACCATTTCCCCAATATGCGGAAGGTGAACGCGAGCACCGAGAAGGTGAACACGTAGATGGCGAGTACCCATGACCGGTCGGCGATGGCGGCGACGAGATCCGCAATCGCGCACAGTACCATGAGCGCTGCGACCGCATAGCATGCGTACGCAGACGCGGGCGTCCTAACGGTATAGGGAACGACCGAGCCCGGCGCGAGCGCCTCGCCCGACACGACGCCTATCGTCGTCGTTCTGAACACGCCGTCGTCGCTCATCGCAGCTCCTCGATGGTGATTTCAGCGCGCGGCCGATCGATGTCGATCGCCGCCCGGATCCACCGCTCGTCGACCACCTGCACGTCGTCCGCGTACGCCACGCCGCACAGCGCATCCTTCAGGCACTTGGCGAAGTTGCCGACGTCGCGGCGCTGCGCGTTAGGCGGGAAGATACGTGCGATGAGGGCGATCCGTCCAGAGAACGGGGCGCGCGGCCCCCACTGCTCGGCGGCTTCGGCGTGGGCGCGCGTCCGGGCGAGCTTGTACGCGGCAGCGTCGGCGCGCGAGCTCACGGGCCCGCGGTGTCGGTTGTCGGACATGAGGCAGCTCCACGGCAGCACGAGCGTGACCGGCCCAGCTGGCGCTGCGGCGAGCGCCGTGCTCAGATGTTCGGACATCGGCGACATCGTGGCGCGCGCGGCCTTCTCGGGCGGCACGCCCTGCGCGATGAGCCCGCGCCGGATCTGCTCGTCGGTCAGGCCCATGCTGCTCATCGACGGATCTGCCGTTTGATCTGGAGGTACGTGCGCTCTGCCGCCGCGCGGCGCACCTCCTCTGACCGATCGGCGCGCGCCACGAACGCCAACACACCCGCGAGGACGAGCAACGTGACGCCCGCGGCGATCCACAGCGGCGCGAGCACCCACCACCAGGACCACGTGATCTTGCCGACGAGCTTGAGCACGATGAACACGATCGTGAGCAGGCCGACGAATCCGATGCCGCCGCTGTTGCCGTTGTTGTCGCTCACTTCTGGGCCTCGGTTCGCGCCTTCTCGGCGTAGAGGGAGCGGACCTGTTCGCGAACACAGGTGAGTGCCATGCCGTGCCCGACGCGGATCAGGTACAGTTCGTCCGGTCGCAATTCAGGCGGGAACGCGGCGAGTAGCTCTTCCAGCGCCGGCCGCTTCCTGAGCTCGGCGATCTCGGCGTCCTTGGCGGCCAGTTCCTGCTCGACGGCGGCGAGGTCTGCGTTGGTTAGGCGCTCGTACGACAGCGTCGTTTCGCTATACGCGGGATGCCCACAGGCAACCCGCTCCGACGTAAGCGTCGCGTGCAGCCGCTGGATCACGGTCGGGGTCATTTCGCACGCTCGAACATGCTTGGCGGCGTCCGGCTAAGTTCGTCTGCGGCATCGCGAGTGAGCAGCGCGCGGCGGGCACGCTCGAACGCTCGCAGCGCCTCATTGCGCGCATTGAGGGCCCGAGTCTCATTGCTTCGCGCCTCCTGTTCCTTCCGCTTCGCGTCCGCCAGCGCCTCCTCGGCTCGTGCCAACTGGTCGGCGGTATTCTTCAGCGCGTCAAGCGCCTCACGGCTAACGACAGTCGTTGCAGTCACGCTCCCTCCGTTGGTTGTGGTGGTTCGGTGCACTCGCGCATCGGGTGCGGCGGTTGCTCGCCCAAGCTGCCGACGCGTGAGCCCTTCGCGCGCGAGACCCGCAAGTCAACCTTGGTCAACGTCGTCGCCTCGCCTCGTCGCTTCGCTCCGCGCAGGTCGGTAGCCCGTAGCGGCGGCGCTGGTTCGTGCAACCGTGGGAGTTGTCAACCTTCGTCAACACGTGGTCCGTCTTCCTGCAAGCCCAACCGCTCGTCGATCTCCGCGCGGAGGTCCCTCTCATTCTCACCCTGCGAATCACTTGAGAACGAGAATGCGGCCTGAGAATCCGGCTCTCGCAGTTGAGAACCGGCGGCGTTGTCACCGGCGCCACCTCTCTCACTAACGTGAGAGAGAGGGGGCGCGCCGGAGTGACGTTCCGTCGAATTGTCCGAGTGAGAATCGGCGTGAGAACTGGCCGCGTCCCTGAGAAACGCCTTACCGTCCGGCGTCACCGAGAACCGGATCGAGTTGCCCTTCTCGGACATGGCGATGTACTGCAGGCGGAGGAGGTCACCGCGCGCGCGGTAGAACGTCGCGTCGGACTTGCCGCCGGCCTGTTTCCAATCGTTCTGCGATGCCGGGCCGCCCAAGAAGTCGCGCGCGAGGATCTCGAGCCAGAAGCTCGCGCGCTTGCCGGCCGCATGGCTCTGACCGGCCCGCGGCGCCGCGATCGCGAGCGACTGCTCGCTCTTGACCAGGCGCATCGTGATCGGCGCGAACGGCGCCGCATCCTTCTGCGCCACGCATGTGAGGGTTAGGCTGTCGTTCTCCTCTTTGAGCGCCATCATGGTGTCGACGGCGCCGCGGAGGGAGCCGGAGCCGCGCTCTTCCTCGCCGGCCCGGTTCGTGTGGTGCACGACGGTCACCGTGGCACCGGTGCGCTCCTTGAGCGCGTCGAGGGCGTTCACGGCCATCCCCATATCGCGCGCCGAGTTCTCCTCGCCACCCACGAAGCAGCGCGCCAGGGTGTCGAACACAATCAGCGCTGGCGGCTCCTCGAGGAGATCGAGCTCCTTCTGGAATTCCGACATGTGCCGCTGGTCGAGGAGCTGCACCGCGCGCGGTAGGACGTGGAGTCGGACGCCGAACGTCACGCCGTGCGCCGCCTTCCACGCACGCCAGCGCTGGCCCAGGCCGGAGCGCCCTTCGCCGATCACGTACACGACCGTCCCTTTGCGCACCTGGCGGCCAAAGAACGGTCGCCCAGACGCGACCGAGAGCGCCATGTCGAGCACGACGAACGTCTTGCCGAGCTTGGCCGGCCCGTAGATCGCTGCCAGCGCGCCGGCGGGCAGCACGCCGTCGATGAGGAACGACGGTGGCGGAATCGACTCGAGCTCCTCGATCGAGAGGAGCCGAAACGGCCGCTTGAGCGGTAACGCCGGAGCTGCATCGTCGCTGCGGCGCGCAGGCGCGTGGAGCGCGCTGTCAGCCACAGCCGCGAGATAGGACTCGCTGAGATACGGAGCGGGCGCGAAGGGTGACGACACGAGTTAGGCAGCATGGGAGGAAGTGGAGGGGCCAGGCTGTGACGCGAGACACTGCGCGGCCGCCAGCCGCGCGCGATGCGCGAGCCAGTGGTTGCCGTGGCGCTCGAGCTCTAGGGCGTGCGCCTCCCATGCGGCCGCGCGTTCGAGCGGTGGGCGCGCGGCGCCAGCATCGAGCACGAGCTGTCGCCACCGCTCGAGCGCGGGGTACGCGGCCTCGGCGCGCGTCGTGAATTCGGCGAGCTGCGCCCCGGCCTGGACGAGTGCCTCAGCTGCGTCGAAGAGATCGAGCAGCGCGAGAGCATCGGCCGGCGCCAGCGTGACGGGCTCGCCGGCGTACGCCGTGAGCAGTGCAGGGAACACCGCGATCGCGCGACCGAAGGCGTCGGGCGTCACGCGACGTGCTCCTCGTTGAGTATGCCGGACTCCGCGAGCTCGTCGAGCCACCGCGCGATGCGCTCGGTCGCTCCGACGCTCAACGTGCACGAGCGCGCGCCGGTCGCCCGTTTGGTGCGGACGAGCGACGCGAGCCACGCCCGCGTGAGGTCGAGCTCCTCGCGTTCGGTCACGCGGCACCGCGCGGCGCGGGGGGCGCAGGTTGGTCGTGCGTGGCGTGCGCACGCTCGAGCTCGCGCACCCGGCGCTTCCCGCACCGATCGCAGACGTGGTCGTAGCGGACGTTGCCGGCGCCGAGCACTTCGTGCGTTGCCGGCCGCCCGCATTGGCAGCGGGGCAGCGAGCGCAGGTAGAAGCGGCCCGTCACGACGCCGCCTCCCAACGCAGTTTCAGTTGCGTCGGATGCAGGTCCACCCGCAGCCGCGACTGACAGTTCCACGAGCCACCACCGGCCTCACCGAGACACTTCCATCCGGCCGCGACGAGCGACGTGCCCGGCTCGGTGGCGAGCGTGTACGTGATCAGTCTGCGGTAGCCTAACGCGCGCACGGCGCGCCACGCGGCGCCGTAGAGTTTGCTCGCCGCGTGTTGTGTTCCGTCCGTGCAGCAGCGCGTGACTTCAGCCGTCCACGAGGCTTGCAGGTTCCGCGCGACCGGTCGTCCGATGATCGCGACGCCGCAGATATGATCCGTACCAACGGCGACGCAACAGATACAGCCACGCGACGGGCCGTGGTGGCGATGGTGCTCGCGCACGAAGGCGTTGGCCTCGCGCAACGTGATCGGCACGAGCATGAGCGGCGGCGTCACGCAACCTCCGCGTGGTGCTCAGGCCGATAGACGTGCGCGATGTGTTGCGCTAACGCGAGCGGGATTTTGGCAATCCGCGCCGACTCGGCCTTGCGGGATAGCGACTTGCTGTTCGTCGCGCGAATCGCGCCGGGCGATGAGTTGTGGAACCAGGTGCCACCAACCTTCCGGCCGTCAGGATTGTTTCCGCGTCCGCTGCCTGTGTTGTGCGCGACGTTGAACCACGACCCGCCACTATTCTTCATCGCCCGGTCCGCGCCCATGGTCTCCACCTTCACGGCGCGCATCGTGATCGGCATGAGCGCCGGCACATCGCCCCACAGGTAGTAGGAGCCGTAGTGCCAGCGCGCGCGCCCAGCCCACCGCTGCGCGCCGCACACGTTCTCTTGGACCATTGGGATGTACCGTCCCGCAGCGGCGCACGCTTCGCGCTGGATGCGAGCCGCTTGCGCGAACAACTCCATGCCTAACTCTGGCGGTCCAAGCGCCTTGGCGCGCTTCCACGGCATCGCGCGGTAGCTGAACTCCTGGCACGGCGAGCTCGCGACGATGATCGCCGCGTCCTTGAATTGCGTGCCGTCGAGCGTGCGCACGTCTTGCAGCACGAGCTGCGCCGGGTAGCGGTGCGCGCCGTAGACGTGGCGCTCGATGTCGAAGCCGATGCACTCGTAGCCCTCGGCCAGAAACCCCTCGGTCCAGCCGCCGAGGCCGCAGAAGAGGTCTATGCAGAGCGGCTTTCTCATCGCCGGATGGCTCCGAACTCGGCCGCGAGCCGGTCGCGCCGGCTGGGCAGCACGCACGGCAGGTCCGCGAGCGCGAAGAACGCTTCCTCGGTCTCCGTCGGCACGATCTCGCGCGTCGCCTCGTGGATCACGTGGCCCTCGCGGTGCACGTACCCGCGATCGATCAGCCGGCGCATCGCGAGCGCGCCTAACTCTTGGGGCCCGGTGCGAATCGCGAGCAGGCTGCCCCACGCGCTCGGCGGCATGCGCACGAAGAGCTCGCACGCGACGGCCGGGTCATCGTAGAGCGCGGCGCGCATGTGCCGGGAGCCGCCGACGCGGATGTGGCCGATGTCCAGCTCGACGCGGTGCCGGATGGCTTCGACCTCGTAGACGGGCTCGCCGAAGAGCGCGGGCTCGGTGCGCGGCTCGACCAGGAGCTCGATATCGCCGACGTCGGGTCGTTCGCGGCGGAGCGAGCCGACGATGACGCCGCGGGCGATGACGGGCGCGAGCGTGGTGAGCACGCGGGTGGCGATCGCGAGCGCCTCCGCGCGCGGCATCCGGCGCAGCGTGACGCTCATAGGTCGTCGACCTGAATCTGCCAGCGCACTCGTTCTTCCGCAGCCTGATACATCTCGCGCAACGCAGCGAGGTGCTCACGCCGATCACTCTCGGCGCTTTCAGGGCCGACGTATTCGTCCGTGTGCGCCTCGCAGCAGAAAATCGCAGACCGTAGAAGGTTACGGCACTCCCGCAGTCGCTTCAGCGTCAACCTTCTGGTGGGCGCGTTAGGCATTGGCGATGTCCAGCAGCACGTCGGCGTGACAGGGGGTGTCGAGCTTGCACCAGCACGCGAGGTTCTTCCCGCGCAGCGCGCGCCGGATTTCGCCGGTCGTCGGTGGCACTCCGATCGTGTCATTGAGTTCACCCGCGAGCCACGCGCGGAAGTCTTCGACCGCGTCGTATCGCGTGGAGCGACGATTGTCGAGCTTATCACGATTGACATGGTCGGTCTCCTGGCCCAGACGCGCGGAGATGATTTCCCTGTGTAGATAGACGGTCCTGCGTCGGCCGCCGGAATATTCAACCCGGAACGCATAGCCGTTCGGGTGTAGCCACCACCGATGCTGCGATTGCGTTGTGTAATCGGCTTCATCGACGACCGCATGTCCGCGCGGGTGCAGCGCGATGGACATCATGGGAGCGACCACCGCGCGACGGCGAAGAGGGCGCCGAGCGAGACGGGCGCACCTCCCGGACTGGTGCGGACAGACACGCGTGCGGCGCGTCGGGAACGCGCGCATCCCGATTGCGGTCCCGTTACGGTTTCAATCGCCGCCTTTGGATGCTTTTCGGGTTCGAGAAGCGCGTTTTCTCCGCCGTTTTCGCTCTGAAGGAGCGGAGACGCGGTTTTACTGCATCGGTAGGTTGTAGGTTCGATTCCTACAGGGCGCACTCACGAGGCGCAACGACCGATAGGCGTTGCGCCTCGTGTTCTTTCTCGGCACGGTATCCACCGCGAGCATCCTTGTCGTCGATGCGCC